AGCGGCGTATCCGCCAGGCCATCCGAAGCGGCGCACGATGATCGAAGGGCTCCGCGGCTTAAACGTCGTGGGCCAGCCGGTGTATGGCACAGACGGACAGCACCAAGGGGCCTTTGATCGGCACCGCCATCTCGTCGACCTGCGACTCAACCCGCACACGCCGCTCCTGGAGGCGATCGACTTCGGCAAGCACCATCCCTGTGTCCTCTGGGCACAATTCACGCCCTACGGCGGCCTGGACGTCTTAGGCGGGGTGATGGGACAGGACATGGGCCTGTCCGAGTTCGCGAATCTGATCTTGCGCTACCGCGCCTTCTGGTTCCCGGACCCGCTCGAGGTGCAGAGCTGCTGTGATCCGGCCGGGACGCATGACAACTCGCACGGGACGCAGACGGGCGCGGATGTGCTCATGCGGCGCGGGATCGTCTGTCGGACGGTGCAGAGCGCGAACAGTCCCGCCGTGCGCCTGGGGTGCATCGAAGCGGTGAAAGACCTCATGAGCCGGCGGATCGGGCAAACCGAAGCCTTCCGGTGCCACCCGTCCCGGTGGCTGATCATCGAAGCGGCCGAGGTGCAGCAGCGACCGTTCGTGCCCGATGCGCTCGAAGCGGGCTACGTCTGGGATCCGCATCCGCGCAGTGTCAGCAACAAGCCGATGCACGTCCCGCTCAAAGACGGCTGGTACGAACACGGCATGAACTGCCTGGAATACATCGAAGCCAATTTCGGCACGGCGCATCCGTCGCTCAAAGACGTCGAGCGCGAGCAGGACAAGCTGCAGGCGCGCGCGTTGAAGCGGGCGCAGCGCGATGCGGATCCGTATGACTGGCAAGTGCGGCGGGCGCCGATCGGGCGGGGAGGCTACGCATGAACGATCGCGACTGGGTGGCCCTGCTCGTCCAGCACACGTTGACCCCCGGCCAGGCCGTGCTCGACATCGGCGCGAATGCCGGGCTCTTCACCGAGCCGATGGCCGATGCGGTGGGGGCGGACGGCAAGGTCTGGGCGATCGAGCCGGATCTGGTCAGCGTGCAGTACCTGCTGGCGCGTGTCCCGGGCGTGATGGTCATCAACGTGGCGCTGGGGGATCAGGACGGCAAGTGCGACTTCTGGATCCGGCCGTCGGACTCCCGGCATCACAGCCTGTATCGCGAGGCCGTGCCGTTTCCGGAGCAGGCCAAACCGCTGAAAGTGCGGGTCGCGACGCTGGATGCCGTCTACCGGCATCCGCAGTGCCCGCGGTTTGATTTCATCAAGATGGACGCGCAAGGCGCGGAAGGGCCGATTCTGAGCCGCGCGTCACTCGCGCTCGAGACCGACGCGGCGTGGTTGATCGAGGTCTGGCCGCATGGGTTGGCGTGCGCGGGCTGGACGGTGGATCGGCTGATCGATCAGGTGCAGGCGTTCACGCCGTACACGATTGATGGCCATCGACACCTGCAGCAACGCACGTGGGCAGAGATTCTCCACGACTGCTCGGGCCTCCCCGCCGCGGTGGGGCTGAATGTCGGGCTCGCGAAACCCGGCAGTCCGATCGCGCAACGCTGGCAGGCCTGTCTTCAGGAGCGAGCCGCCTAATGGCCCTCATTGACGTGATCGTGGCGCATCTCGCCGCCTTGCAACAGAAGAAGGTGGATACCAAAGCCTCGTTTGACGCGGAGATTGTGCGCATCAACGAGGCGATTCAGCAGACGCAGCGGGCCTTGCAGCTTGTGCAAGCGACGCCGGAACTGGAAGTCATTCTGAAGTTCCTCACGAAACAGGGGCTGCTCAATGGCTAAGAAGGCGCGCAGCCCCTTCGACGTCAAGCTCACCGAGGAGCAACGCACCGAGCTCACGGCGTGGCTCTCCGAGGAAGTCCAAGGGGCGGAGGATGCCCGGGCGGCGATGCTGCCGCAGATCCGCTACTGGCACACGCTCTATGAGCAGGGTCGGACCCGCAGCGCGCAGACGATGCCGTGGCCCGACGCGGCCGATCTGACCTCCCCACTGGCCACGATGTATGTCGATGCGCTCCACGCGCGAGCCATGCGGACGATCTTCACCGAGCCGGTGTGTATCGTCGAAGGCTGGGGCCCGAGTGCGGATCGGGCGCCGTATGTCGAAGCGTTCCACGAGTGGAAGCAGGAAGAAGAACGCCTCCAGCTCGTGATCGACAAGGTGCTGTTGAACAGTTGGATCGATCCGGCGGGCATCTTGGAAGTCAGCGAAGCCACGGAGACGCGCACGACGCGCAAGACGATCATGGCCGCGCTCGAGACGACGCCGGAGGGCATGCCGATCTTCGACGAGCAGGGCAAGCCCAAGCTGCAGATGGGGCCGGACGGCAAATACGTCGAGGCCCAGGACGAGCAGCAACCCGCCGCGAAAGTGACGGTCGACAGTCGCGATCCGGTTCGGATCGGGCCCAGCTATCAAGTCATCGCGTATGCGGATTACCTGACGCTGCCGGGGCACGCAACGAGCCAGGATGCCGTCTGGGGGCACGCAAAGCGGTTCTGGCGCCGCGTCCCGGATCTGCAGCGGAAAGCGAAGGCGGGGATCTATGACGCAGAGGCGGTTGAAGCCCTCGGCACGGAAGGCGAACGGCAGGAAGACGACCCGCTCCGCCTCGGCAAAGGCCAAACCATCGCGACGCAAGACGGCCGCACCGCGGAAAAGGAACTCTGGGAAGTCCTGTTTCTCTACGATTTCGACGATGACGGCGAGCGCTGGTATGTGGCCACGGTCCATGTTGGGAAGCGCATCCTCCTCCGGGTCCAACACGACGATTTGGGTCAATCCCGATATGTCCGATTTGTTCCGTTCCCGCGGTCCGACTCCGTCGACGGCTACTCTCTGGTGGGGCACAAACTCATCACGCACATCGAATCGCACACGGCGTGGCGGAACATGACCGCCGACCGGGCGGCGATGATGGTGAACGCGCCGATCAAACGCGTCCAAGGCGCGCTCTGGGATCCGGAAGAGCAACCGTGGGGGCCGAAAGCCATCATTGATGTGCGGGATCCGAACGAAGTGCAGATGGTCGTGGTCCCCGACCTCACCGGGCCGGCGATGTCGCAGATCCAGATGGAGGAATCCGCCGCCGAGCGCGTGATCGGGATGAATGACATCGCGATCGGCGTGCAGCCGGATCGATCCGACACGTTGGGCCGGGATCAGATGGTGACGGGCAATTCCGAAGTGCGGACCGACACCATCATCAAACGGTTGCAGGAATCGATCGAGCAGCTCTACCAGATTCGGCACGCGATCTGGAAACGCTCGCTGGCCGAACAGCCGCAAGGCATCCCGGCGCCGAAATCCGCGCTGATTGGGCTCGAAACGAAAGCGCCGGCGATTGGCGAGTTCGACGGCACGTACACGGCGTCCCTGCTCGAGGGGGAATTCCGCTTCAAGCCGCGGGGATCCGTGCAGACGGCGGATCTGAATCGCCAGCGACAGGACTTCGTGCAGGGGATGCAGGCCTTGGCAAACCTCGGCCAGCAATTTCCGCAGTTCGTGATGATGATGCAGCGGCCGGAAGCGGCGCGCGCGCTCTTCGAGCAGTTCATTCGCGTGTTTGGCTTTCAGGATCGGCAGGCGTTTCTGGGAGGGGAGATGGCGCAGTTGCAGAACTTCCAGCCGCCCGCGCCACCGATGCCGCAGCCGGGGATGCCGCCGGGTCAGCCGGGGATGGGCGGATCGCCGCCGGTCGGGCTGAACGGGTTGCCTATGGCGCAGCCGCCGGCTGGCGTGCAGTGATGGACCCTGAATACGAAATGGGGCCGCAGCCGCCGTTGACGTTGTTCTACTCGTCGACAGACGCCCGCTGGTATGCGCTCGGGGCCGATGGATCGTGGACGCCCATGACGACCCCGTCGTGGGATGCGCGGCAGCGGCGCCCGTCAGACGAACCCTTGGTGGCGGCCGACGTCGCGGCGTATCTCGAGGCGCAGTTCCGCCGATGACGCTGTCGAAAGCCGCGACCGACGATCTCGACGCGCTCCGGGCCTCGGCCGGGTGGGCGATCCTCTGCGACCTGGCCAAAGTGGAGTGCGCGACGCGGAAAGAGCGCGGCCTGCGCGAGGCGCTGAACGATGCCAACGACATCGCCGCGTTGAACAAGCTACGGCAGATCCAGGCGTTTGAGAGTGGGGTCGAGTTCGTGCTGAAGCTGCCGGCGTTCCTGATCGAGAAAGCCGAGCGCGGGGAATCATCGGCCGTGCTGTCGCCGAGCCGTCGGGGGGCGCTGTGATCCGGCCAACCGCCGATCGGATCGTCGTCGTGATGGATCCGCCCGCCACGGCGAGTGACGCCGGACTGCTCTACGGCAACCCGGTCGCGCAGTTGACGGGGACCGTGCAAGCCGTGGGACCGGGCGCGAAGTGCCCGTCGTGCGGCAAAGGGAAGCCGCTCTCGATCCGGCCGGGTGATGTCGTGGTCCTGGGGCCGAATACGCCCGTGCATGAGATCACGGTCGAGGGGCAGACGTACACGCTGTTACGAGAAGCCGATGTCTTGGCGCTGCTGCCGCAGGAGCAATCCGCATGAGTGACATGAAAGTGAAAGAGTTGGCGCGCCGGCTGGACGTCCTCGAGGAGCAGATGCAGGCGCTGCAGCCGCGGCTCGCGTCTGAGAAACTGCCCGAGCCACCGCCGGCACCCGAGGCGCCGCCCGAGCCGCCCCCCGAAAAGCCGGAGCCGCCTCGGCTGGTGTCGCACAAGCCGAAGCGGAAGGAGCACGCCTCATGAGTGACCTGATCGCCCCGGTGGAGACAACCCCGCCCCCGACCACGACGGTCGAGACTCCGCCCGCCGAGACTCCGACACATGGCAATCTCGAAGCGACCCCGGCGCCCGACGGCGAGCCGGATCCGTCTGGCACGTTCGTCCCGCTCGCGGCCGTCCATGCGGAACGCGGCAAAGCGAAAGAACTGCGCGCGCAGCTCGAAACGCTCGCGCCCTACGCGCAGCAAGTGCCGCAACTCCAGCAGCAGATTCAGGAGCTCCAACAGCGGCTGCAGCAGATGACCCCGCGGGAACCGGAACGGCCAGCGCCCCCGCTCATCAGTGACGATGTCGCCGACGGCTTGGCGCGAAAATTCGAGCTCTACGACGCCGAGGGCAAGCCGGATCGATCTCGGGCGCGGGATGTCGCCGGGTTTTTCTCCGGACTGGCTGCCGCGGAAGCCCAGAAAGCCGTCGCCCCGATCGCGCAACTCTCCGCGCAGGAACGGACGCAGCATTTCCGCTCGCGCGCCAGCAGCGTGAAGGATACCAACGGCCAGGGCGTGGATCCGGCGTTTCTGGAGCGGGCCTTTGCGATGGTGCCGCCCGAAATCGCCGCCCAGCCCGAAGTCGCGGGCGCGTTGACCTATCTCGCGGCGGGGATGGAACGCTTCCACGGCCGCAAAGCCGGGCCGGCGGCGCCCGAGAGTGCGGCGATCGTCACCGAACGTGCGGGCGGCAAGCCCGAGGCGGGCGGGTTGAGCGAATGGGAAATGCGGATGCTCGAGCGCACGGGCCGCGCGCCGAAAGAGTACGTCGCGAGTGTGAAGACGTTCAAGCCGGGCCAAGACAACCGACTGGAGTAGCTGATGGATATTTCTGAGCCGGTCCCCGATACCCCGCCCGTCACGAAGCCGAAGCACAAAGGCGGACGGCCGCCGACGCCAAAGCCGATCGCGCCGCCGCCGCCCCCGCCTGTCAGCACGGGCGGCCCAATCGTGCCCCGTGTCTCGGTGCTCGAAAAGCGCCTCAGCGGCGGCAATCCCTTCGGCATCGAATCAGTGGCCATCCCGCTCAAGGATCCCGGCTGGGTCACCTACATCGCCAACGGAGGCCGCTCCGATGGCCGGTTGTACCAGATGAAAGCCGTCAAAGGCTGGGAACCCGTCCTCGTCTCCGACTGCGCGGTGAAGCCGGAAGACATCGGGTTCCGCCATTCCCCGGAAGGCTACCTGTGTCGCGGCGAGAAGGGCCAGGAAGTGGTCTTCAAGATGCGGCAGGCCGACTGGACGCGTCTGCAGCAGGCCAAGACGGCGCAGAACCTCAAGACGCTGGGCTCGAGTGCGAAGACGAAAGCCTCGATCGCAGAGGCGGCGACGGCCAGGTTCGGGGACGAAGCCGGGCAGTTCGTGCAGGAGCATTTCCACGGGGAAGTGCGCGACTGGCGCGCGCCGGAAGACCTGTAAGCACCACAAGGCACGACAGCGCGCGGGATTCGGCTTGCACGCGTCCGCCGCGCCGTGAACACTGAGAACCGCACGACGGTGCCGCCGACCGCAACGGGCGACGCGAGTCCTGATCCTCGCCCCTGATCAGGCGCCGCCGACAGGCGTGATTGGTCGTTGCGCTTCGGACGTTGAGCCCATCAGCGTCACGTGGTCGCCGCGCGATGCGGGCGTTTCGGACTGGCGCTGCGGTTCGGCGCGTCAGTTGGCCCGAGTCCCGAACCCCTGACACCACAGATCCATTTTTCACACAGGGGTTTTCATGGCTGAGATTACGCTGTCCTCCAACAGCATCATCAAGCCGTACCGGAGCCACAAAGGGTCGCCCATCATCCGGCACTTTCAAGGCTCGACGTTCGCCGCCGGGAGTTCGATCATCCTCGGCGACGTCGTCAGTTCCGATACGGCCGCCGCGTCCAACTACTTCCGCGCGGTGAAGATGCAAGCGCACATCCCCTCCACCGCGATCTTCGGCGTGGCCGCTGCCAACGACAAGCAGGACGGCTCCACCGGCGCCAATGGCCTCGGCTCCCCCACGACCAGCAAAATTCCGGTGTGGGTGGCCGATGCGGACACCGAGTTTATCGGCTTCACGAAAGACGCGGGCTCGACGGCCTGTCAGTCCACGCTCATCGGCACCGCGCGGTGCATCGCGCGGGATTCCACGCTCGGCATCTGGTACGTCGATACCGCCAATTCAACGGCGGGCGACGTGCGGATCCGCATCACGGAAGTTCCGTCACCGGGCGACACGAACGGCGCGGTCATCTTCAAGTTCCTCAGTACCGCGCTGGTGCTGAGCGAAGTTGGTTAAGGGGGGAGTGACACATGGCTCAAGT